GTAAAGCTACCAACAGATGTAAGAAGAGCATCAGCTGTTGTACTTAAAGGACCTGGTACTCTACTAAAGATGTTATTACTAATAGCTGAAGTCCAATTAGCAGCTCCACTAACTACTCTAGTTACTAACAAAGTAGTACCACCATTTTGGAAGTAGTTATAAGCTGAGATTGAAGTGAGGTAAGAATATGTTTGGTTACCACTAACAAAAGTAGTGCCAAATTTATTCTGATAATCACTATATGAAGTTACTACAGTAGGAATTTCAACTGGTCCTTTAACTGTAGGACCAACAATAGCGGCACCTACCTGTACCGGTTGTTGAGTTATAAATGACTGGTCATTTTCTCTTGTAAATACACCAGGTGATACTATTTGTTCTGCCATGTTGTTTTATGTGTTTAATTCTTATTAGGTTTTTGTAAATAGTCCTGATTCTAAATCAATAGAACCATTACCATACTTTTCAGTCAATGATTTTCCCAAATTAACTTCTTCTTCTCTCAATTGAGTCAAAGATTCAATTAATTTGTCTTTTTGAGCTTCTAACACTTGTAATTGATATTCTACTTGTCCAAAATTATTAATTAAATTTTGTTGAGTAGTTTGTAACTGCTTGATATTCTCAAGCTCTTCTTGGGATAACTGTATTTGGTCACTCATAATATAAATATTTTGTGTTTTCTATAAATATCAGAGTTTTTCTCAAAAATTTCCTGTGTCTGTGTTTTGAGGATTTTTTATGTTAATTGATTTTTGAGGGCGATTATTAATACCATTTATATCAACAACAGTTTCAGTCTCAACTATAAATTGACCAGTACTAAATACTTTTTTATCTACTGTTAAATCTTTTTGTGGGATATCAGGTATAATATATCCATTCATACTAATATCAAAAGTAGCTTTAGCTATTCTATCTGTACCATCTGTCAATTCTGTAACAGTAGCTATAGAATCTATATTAGCTTTAAACTTGAATCTTTCAGGATTACCCCAATATGAATCAGAAGCATATGTAACTGATTCAACTATTTTGTTAAGTTGTTCCATATAATAAGTCATAACAATACAGCTATAACTAACTGTTACATGGTTTGGTACAACTACAGCGTAAAATTCATTTATAGGAACTCTGTTATTAAGAATATTAAATTTATCATAAGCATTTTGCTTATTATATCTTTTTTGAAAATATGCTACATTAATAGGATTATTAGCGTCTAATTTATTATATTGACCTTTAACAGGAGTAACAGAATTTCTTTTAAACATTATTATGGGGGCCATAATCTTTCCCTCCTTATCTCTATAATATCCATCACGTTGAATAGATTTCCATCTCTCAGGTGAGCCATATATAACAGGAACAGCTATTCTTTGTCCATTTTGTATTACAAAAGGTTTGATAACATTTTGAAAATAATACATTATAGACTCATCTATATCTTTAAATTCTATAGAAAAAGGCTTAGTAGTATCTCCTTTAAAAGAATTTTTATTTCCTCTATTTAATTCTTTAGCTTGACCAGTTGAAATCTCATATTGAGATTTAGGGGTTGGAGTTCTTCCTTTAGTAGCCATTAGAGTCTTGTTAATTCTATACCTAACTTATCAGCTGGGGTATAGTGGGTTGAACAAATTATTGAATAGTTAGAACCAAATTGGCTTAATTCTGGGTTTAATGGATTAGTTTCATTTGGGTAGTCTGGGTCTTTACCTAAAAGATATTGGTTAGAATTGGTAGAATCTACCTCATAATACCCCCCATTATACAAAATAACATCACCCACTTCAGGAACTAGATTAGCATCTATTAGATCTTCTCTTAAGAATCTAAACACTACATTTCTAGCATATTCTACTCCAAAATCATCAACTGTAAATTGTTGATCTTGTCTTTCAATTAAGCAATTAAATAATGTAGGTCCATCAAAAAATCTACCCTCAGAAGCTTCACCATATATATTAATTGCTGTTTGTTCTAATTTATATTTGTAAAAAGCACATTGTTGAGTTATAATATCCCCCATCAACTCTCTAGTGATAGTTGTGAACAAATTAATATCTCTTTGACGTCCAAATAGTGCGCACATAATTAAATATCTTTAAATTTCCAAACAAATCCCCCCGCACTTTTAACTTTTTTATTACAACAAGAATTGATATTAGGTTGAGGTATATTTAAGATTTTAGAAGCTTCTTTTCCACTTGACCATTCTGTTAAAAAATTATTATTTTTATCAAATTGAAGAATAGGTTTAGATTTTGCTTTAACCACAGAATTAACATGAAAAGTTTTAGATTCTCCTTTATCAGATCTAACCTTAGTTCTGTTTTGGGAGACACCTTTTTTTGCTTCACTTATTTTTTTACAGTGTTCTTTAGAAAACTTTTTATCTTTTAACCAATAATTAGATCTTCCTTTATGGCATAGCCTTTTTTTAAGTTTAGTTTCTTCACTATCATAAGACCCAAATCCTCTTCCTAATCTGTTGTTTAAATGTTTATTTGATAAAACATCAAAAAATTCTCCCCAATAAATTTCCTTTTTGTCTAATTCTTTTTCAATACATTTTTCAATTATTTCAAATTTATGATTAATGGGACCATATTTTTTAAGAGAACTATATAAACTAGGTTGATCTTTACAATTTAATAATCTATATTTATTCCATCTATCTTCTATATTAGTAGATTGACCTATATAAATCCTTCCATTAGGATTGGTTATTTTATAAATTCCAACCATTTTAGCCAACATAAATTGTGTAAGGTACATTATTTAATTCTTTTTGCAAATTATCAGACTCTAAAGCTCGTTTCTCTAATAATTTACTTCTAGAAGTTTCATCTAAATACGCTCTTAGTCTTTCAATTAAAGCTGTTCTTTCCGCTGTAGCCGCTGTTATTAAATCTCCATGATTTAAAGTTACTTCAGAATTTGGTATAGGAACAGTTGAATATTTACCTCTAATATAACCTAACATTTCTTTACATAAAGCTAAAGTATACTCAAATATCCATTGTCTACCTATAGAATTTATATAGGAATATGTTGGATTAGCGTAAGGAACATTTGAGACATCAGTTATCTTACCTTGTCCCATACTACCAGATACTGTGGGATTATTACGATCTGATTTTAGAATATATTCAAAATGTAAAATTTTATTTTCAATAGGAATTGGGAATATTTTAAGTTGATTATTAATTAACTCAAAGCTATAGTTAGATTTTCTAACCTGATCATTAAGTTCAATAGCTTGAATTTTTTGTAAATCAAAATTAATAGGCATCAACAAAAAGTTAATCCCAGGTGAATATGAACCAAAACCAAAAGCTTGTAAAAGACCTTGAACATCAGTACCAGTACCGGCATAAGGATCAAAATATCTTACAATTGGAGGAATTGCTTCATAAAAAACTCTCTTTATTTCTAAATCTCCAGCTTCTATACTTTGGCTAATTGCCCACTGATTCAAATCATATTTTTGAACATATGGTGTTAAATTTAAACTACCTGTTCTCCAAGTCACACTACCACCTACTCCAGCTTCAACACCATACTGTTCAGAAATTCTAACAATAGTTCCTAAGTTAGGGCGTGTTAAAGTATTATTTAAGTTTGAGCCAGTTGGAGCTCCTTCTAAAGATAGGTAATTTTGAGCTACTTGGTAAGCGTAAACTTCATTACCATATGTTGTCACAGCTTCTTCAAAAGCTGAGTAAAAGTTAATATCTTGTAATTCAACATCTACTAGAGGATATCCTAATCTTCTAGCTACAAAAATGGCTACTTTATCAGCATCATTCTGAAAGTCAGTGTCATTATCATAAAATCCAAAAGGAGTATTACCTGGGAAAAATGATGAGGAGCCTGGCCAAATTGGGGTGTTTGCCATATTATATTTTGTATATAAATATGGTTAAGTTACAACAATACTACCCCCGTCTGTAAAGAGTGGAAGGTTAGCTCCAAATAAGTAATAGTTTGCACTCCAATATTCTCCAAAGAATATAATAGGATTAAGATCAGATGTTAAAGGTATAGGTACTAAATATTTAAAACTACCAAAATTATTATTAGAACTAGACATATAAGTAGGAACATCAGTAGTTAAAGGAATTTCTGAGCTCCAGGTTGTTCCTTGGTTTGTAGAAGTTTTATAAAAAATATTTACCCCTGAATAGAAACCACTACTAAGTCCATTATAATAAGCATACCATGTATTACTAGTGGTGTCAAGAGATAAAGCACAAGCTCCTTGAACATTTGTAGCTGAAGGAATAACATCAGTTTTAGTTGTTATACTAGATGAAGTTAAAGTCCAGCATTGTAATTTATTACCACCCAAGTTGGGAGATTTAAAAGCTATTAATATATTTTGATTATTAGCATTATCAGGAACAGCAGACATTATAGGAAAAACAGTACTAGCATTTTGGAAAGTCATACCTGTAGATATAGAAGAAGTAATCCAAGTTAAAGCAGAGTTATCCCAATGTTGTTTAGTTAGAGTAGCAGCGGATCTATCCCAATGTATTAAACATAAATCTTGATCATCACTCGATCCTTGTTCAGGGAGAATAATAGCTGCACCCCAAGTAGATTCATTTCTAAAAGGATTTTGTAAAGATGAACCTGTGTATATGTTCCAACTGCTAGAAGAGACAGCAAAACCTTTTTCATTTGTAGTTCCATTTGGATTAGCATTAAAAGCTATAGCTATATTTCCTCCTTTAGCTCTAGTTACTGATAAAACATAATTATTTGTTGATGTAGTTGAACCATTATATATAGTTACAGGTGAACTTAGAGTATCATTGGATGTGTTAAGAGTTCTATAAAATATATCATCATTGGTGTTATCCTGGTAAACTATGTGGATTAGATCACTATTTAATCCACTCCATCTATCATACCATATAGCTGCGTTTACAAAATTAAAGTAACTAGCTATAGGAACTGTGTTAGACCAAGTATAACCATTATTTGTAGATTTTTGATATCCAAAATAATCACTGCTAACACTTAATCCCCCATGGAAGGAATATAAAGACCCAGATATAGTTTGAGCTATATAATTTGTACCTGCTCCATCTAAAGTACTAGAATCTAAAGCTTGAAATTTATTATTTATTCTAGCCATTTTTATTTATGATTTTGTTACTTTTATAGCTACTGTTATTTTAGCGACCCCTGTTGATACACTTTCAATCTCAGCTTGAACATAATCACCTGCTGTAATGCTTGTCCAAGTTGAGAGTGAACTACTAAAACTAGAAGATTGATTAGTTAGGGTTGGTTTTTCACTTCCTACTATACTGTTAGAACCTGATAAAGGGAGAGCGGTAAATCTTCCTTGTAGGATATCAACAACACAAGAAGCAGTCATTAAAACATTACTTGAGTTATAAGCTAACATTTCCCACCCTGTAGCTGTCCCATCATATGGAATATATGCAGGGGTGTCTTTTATACCTGTAGTTAAATTAGAACCACCATCATATAAAGTTATAAAAATAGATCCTAATGATGTACCTCCACCTCCTCCTGCTGATGATAGGGCATAAGAGGCTGTAAGAGCATATGATGAACTAACAGCTCTAGAAGCTGTCCCTAATAAAGAACCAGTAAAACCTAAAGTTGAAGTAGTACTTCCTGTTATTATTAAACTACCTGTAATTAAAGCTGAGCCTGTGTAAGGGAAAGTAACACCTCCATTTAAAGCGTATGAAGCTGTTGTAGCGAATGAACTACTTACAGCGTTTAAGACATAGGATGCTGATTGGGCGCTTTGAATATATGAAGCACTAATAGCATTTAAGACATATGAAGCAGTTGTAGCAAAAGAAGCACTATTACTACTTAAAGCTCGGGAAGCACTTGTAGCAAAACTAGCAGTACCTGTTAAATTACCTGTCACATTACCTAAGAAAGTACCAGCACTAACTGTACTAGTACCTTGCATAAGTAAGGTATAATCACTTGGTAGATTTAAGTATTTAGTATTATTATTTAAAGTAAACGCATCAACTTTTAATATATCTCCTGAGGGAGAGGCTATAGCTATGGGATAAACATTAGTACCTAAATCTCCAATAATTACTTTACTAGCAGTACCTAATAAAGATCCGGTAAATGATCCGGTAAATGATCCGGTATTATAAGAACTTGTAAAGTTATTAAAAGTAGATAATTGTGTTAATGAACTAGTTTCTGATCTTAACAGATATGAGCTTGTAGCATTAGTTAAAGAATCAACACTAGATTGGATACTTTGAGTAAAGCTTTGAATGCTGCTAGTGAAACTATTAAAAGAACTAGTTGTAACTAATGAACTAGTATCAATACCACTAGCATTTAAAGCATAAGAGGCTGTTATAGAATTTTGAGCCCAACTAGAAGTACCTAATAAAGATCCTGTTATACCTTCAGATACATCTAAACTCCCGGTTAATATAGTACTACCAGTAACTTGAAGACTACCTGTTATTTGAGCTATACCTCCATCAAAAGGAAAACCATCACCTGGTTCTCCTTGAGGGCCTTGGGGGCCTTGGGGGCCTAAAGCAACTACTGATATTATATCATTACTAGTTTGTGTAGTGACATTTATACCATTATTACTGTTAATTTGAACAATGTTATTTGCCATTAGTAAGATCCTTTAGTTACTTCTTTAGATAATTTAACTTTACCTTCTAATAATCTAGAAGCAACATAACAATTTCCATTTCCTGATGCTATCTCCAAATCATAAGAAGCTAAGTCAAAATTTAGTTGGGAGGATGAGGCCGCTGAGATATATATTCCTATAGTTCCTGAGGTTGGAGGATTCAAGCCACTAGAGCCACTCATGTTTAGGCCAGTACCGCAAGCATCTAGACTGCTTGATAAAGTAAGGTAAACAATATCTGATCCTGGTTCAGGTCTTAATTGCATTCTAGCTTGATAACCGGTTAAATCTACAGGATTTCCATTAGAATCTTTGTAAGCTATTTCAAAATTTACTGTGGATCCTTGTTCTATAGTAAAGGAATATTTTCCGGCTGCCATAATTTATAGGGTTTATTATAAATATTATAGCAATATAAAATAATTTTTTAAATAGGTTCTGTGTTATTAGGATATGATAACCAAGGTTCTATTGTAGTATCAGGGTTCCATTCATCATAATGAGCTTCTATATAATCCACTATTTCATCATTAGTATACATATCCCAATCTGGGTTAGTTTGTTCTTCTTGGTATTCAATCATTGCCCATTGATAATCAGTAGAATACCTAGCGTAATCTATACTAGGGGGATGTAGTTTACTTTCATCTACTTGTAATAAATCAGGGGATGCTAATATTCTATACTTTTTCATCTTCCATAATAAGCTGCGCTTGAGCTCCAGTTAGTTAATATTTCAGCTGCTGTTAATTCTCTATTATATCTTCTAATTTCTCCAACATACATTCTTTGGAATTCACTACTACCAAAGAAACTACCAAACATTATTTGGGCGAAGTTATAGTTAGGAGCATAGTTACCTGTTAAATCTTGGAATACTTGAACACCATTAATATAACCTCTTAGTCTATCATTAGCGCCTAAATCAGTCATTGTTACTACAAATTGATGCCAAACATTTCGAGCAGCAGTTCCAGCTGAACCTGCTGCTCCAAAGGATACCATACCATTAGCGTAATAACCCATAAAAGGTGAGTTACCTGTATTGTTATTTGGTCTAATTCTATTACCACTATTACCAGACCAACTATAAAAATTACCACCATTAATCCAGTCACCATTACTTCTAACCCACATTTCTACAGTGAAGATTTTACAGTTTGTAGTGACACGAGGATTACCTGTTTCAGGTGGGTTAGTTATAGGATATATCTGAGAATAATCATTACTACCATCATAATAATAACAGGGTGTTGTAACACCATTTGTTACAACACTTGTATATACAGGACCAGCGTAGACTAGACTACTACTACCATTTGAAGCAAATAAACTACTTGTATAGTTAGCTGAGAGGTTAAGGGATTGAGAACGAATTGTACCACCTATTGATATAGTTGTACTACTAGCAGCATCTAACGGATTCCAATAATCCATTAAGTTTTTTGTAATAAAAGAAGCTGTTACTGGAGGTGGGGTTGGAGGGGTTACAATATCTCCATTCCATCCTCCTAAAGTAGGAAAAGATACTCCAATCCAAAATGATAAACTTGAAGTTGGTACACCATTTATAGATGAAATAGACATAATATATTAGGTTAATGTAGCGAAAGAAATATCAGGCCTAAAATACATTATATTTGAATCAGCTTTAGTAACATAACCAATTATTCTAACCACCTGGTTTGAAGAGGAAGGAGGGGTTAAAACAACCTGACCAGCTGTAACAGCACTTAAATAAACAGGTTGACCTACTAACCCACCTGATAAAGCTGAGCCTGAAATTTTGATTGTACCTTCTATCAATACTTCAGTTTGAGACCCAACATTGGTTACAACCCCTAACATTCCATAACTACTACCTGTAACATTGGCTTGGGC